AGAGCATCACAAGATTCAATTGGATCATCACCAGAAAATGACAGGTCATCATATTAAAGCGATGACCCCGCCAAAAGGCGAAGTAAATAAGGAATAGCCGAAGATGTGGCGTTACTTTGCCCATTTTTGAGGAATAGAATAGTTTCATTACGCGTCGGCAGACGTGGGGCCAGTACGCCAAGGCCAGAAAGAGTACGGCGGGGCAGTGGATGCCAGGTGAAGAAGATATGCAACAATCGGAAATGATGTCCGGCGTAGAGAAGGAAGCTTTGGCCGGAGCTGTGATGGATAGTTTGGGTGAACCCGAGAGCGCGGCGGAACAGATTAATGAGACGCCCGCAAAAAAGGATATGGATGATTTGCCGTTGGCAGCCAAGGAAAGGCTGGGTCGACAGGAAAAACGGCATCAAAAGGAATTAAGAGCGCTTCAGTCTCAGATACAAGAGATGAATGCTCGAATGGGATCACACATGCAACCACAAACACAGCAACCTATGAATGGATACACTCCTCAGCCAGTGGCTGGACAAAGTGTAGACGAGCAGTTGATACATAAAGTAGTCAACGACGCTTTATCAAAGCATGAAGCTAAGAAAAGCGAAGCGCACGTGCAAAAGTCGTACCAAGGTTTGCAGGATACATTAGATGCAGCCTCAAATAAGTACGATGATTTTGACGATGTAGTCCGATCGCCGGATGTTCCCTTTACATCCTCGATGAGAGATACAGCGCTACTTCTCCCAAATCCCGGAGAGGTGCTCTACAAATTAGGTAAAAATCGTCCCGAATTAGACCGCATTTCGCAACTTCACCCCCTAGAACAAGCAAAAGAGATGGTAAAACTGTCGGTTGCTCTCCAGGGTGGCAATGATGCTAAAGAATCTACTGCCTCCCGGCCATTAAGTAACATCAAGAGCAATCCAGTTGTAGCGCCAGGCGCTGTGTCGGACTCAACCCCGATCGGCGAACTGAGAAGGAAACTCAAGGCGGGCTGGAAGTAATAGCGTTTGTGGTACGGATGTCCACAGATGTTCGCAAGAGCACTATTAAAGCCGCTCGCCATTAACAACTAATGGAGATAGGCTATAATGTCTAATCAATTTATTAATACCCAACTCGTCAGCAATACCGCCTTGGCGATGTTTGCTAACAATGCACCGTTCGTTATGACCGGTTCGCGTATTTATCAAGATGACTTCACCTCAAGCGGTTACAAAATCGGTGACACCCTGCAAGTTCGCAGACAAAACCATTTCATCGTCGGTGATGGTTCCGTTGCAACGCCGCAAGATATTATCGAACAAGTCGAAAGCATCACCGTAGCGCATCAATATAACGCCCTGATCTCTTACACCATCAAAGATCTTTCTTTGAAAATTGAAGACTTCAGCCGTTTATTCATTCAGCCAGCCATTCAAGAAATCATCACCCAAATGGAAAAAGATTTGGGCGCCGCTGCTGAGCAGCAATTGAATTTCTTTACCGGTAATGCTGGAACCCCAATTAATAGCTATACGACTGTTGACTTGGCTGGCGCCAAGCTCTTGGAACAAGGCGTTAACATTTCATCCGACGCTTATATGGCGATGACGGTTCGTGATGGCTCTGCACTCAAAGGCGCATTGCTGAATCAATTCACTCCTGTATTCAACGAAGATATTGTTCGTCAATCCGCGATTGGTCACTTGTCCTATTTCGACGTGTTCCAATCCCAAAACGTGGTTCGTCACATTGCAGGTGCTGGCCCAACATTAACCCCAGGCGATGCTTTGGTGGTTAACGGTGCGGTCACCTCTGGCAATACCATCGTATTGGCAGGCGCAACAGCGTCCGTGGCTAACTACTTCTTGCCAGGCGACTTGATCTCTATCGCAGGTGTGCAGTCCGTGAACCCAGTCGGTCGCAAAGCAACCGGTCAGAACATGCAATTCGTTATCACATCGGCTGCAAACTCTTCCGGTGGTGGCGCAGTGACCATTACGGTTTCTCCGTCCATTATCTCTGATCCAAACAACCCACGTCGTAACGTCAGCAACCCAGTTCCAAACGCTGCTGTTGTGACCATGGTTCCAAGCTATAACGTGAACGTGGCTTATCCCGCTCGCGCATTAGATATCGTCTGCCCACCGCTCTATAAGTTGCAAGTTCCTTACTCCAGCGTTGCGGTTGATCCTGAAACTGGCTTGTCCCTGGCGGTTACACAAACAGGCGACATCTTGGGTTACCAAAACTTTATGCGTCTTGACGTGCTATGCGGTTTCTTATGGCACCCTGAATACGCAGTGAAAGTATTGTCGTAATAGAGGAATGCTTGTGGAACAGAAAGGTTGGAACTGTATATACCACCCGCTCAATGAGATGCGGGTGGTTGATGACGAAACGTATGAAGATCTTTTATCGACAGGCGTTTGGTTTAAACATCCTAATGATGCGAAAGCAATGAGGGAAAAATATGAGAAACGATTACAAGACCCGGGATTACACCCTAAGAAACGGAAAGGACGCGGAAATCGCGAACAAGCGCCAACGGATGGGCGAAGCGCAACATAGTGGTGCCAATGCCTTCGTTAAGCGTGAGCAAGACATGGATAAAAGCATGGATGGTCGCGCGCCTGAAATGGAAGATCGCTACATGAAATTTGATGCCTGCATGATGAACAATGGTCTGCACGCTCAAGAATTAGCGGTTGAAATCACCCGTGGAATGGACAAACAAGCATTCCCAGTAAGACCGGCATCGGCTGAAACTGAAAGCTAATTGCGAGGTGCTAAGGAATGGCACAAATTGTTCGCACGACGAATGATATTATTGTTAATTCCCTGTATCTGTTGGGAGAGTTGGGCGTCGGAGAGGCGCCCGATAATTTCATGCTTTCAACAGGCTTGGAATTAATCAATGAAATTCTGGATCAGTTTGATTCGGACAGTATTTATGTGCCATTTCTTAAAACCATCAATTTCTTTTTCATCCCTGGAAAAGACACGTATTCTTTTTCAACGCAAATTCCAGCGGATATTAATACTGATCGCATTGTGGATTTATCCTTTGCGAATTATCGCGTGCCGGCGGGACATGTTTATCCCTATCCGATTCCGATTTCATTCACTTATACAGCCGACAGCGTTACCAGTACATTGACGATGGACTCAACAGCAGCATTTCCAACAGGAACACCTGTTTTTGTGACATCAACGGGTTCGGTTCCTTCGCCTTTATTTCCGGGCGAAACTTATTACGCTATTAATTTATCGCCAACGACTTTATCGCTCGCCATTAATGCGCCAAACGCGCTTGAGGGAATATTTATTCAATTACTGAGCGATGGAACAGGTTCGCAAATTATTACGACCAGTGTTCAACCGCAAGTTGGTACGAATGAATCGATCATTTATCCATTAATGATTATCAATAAAGCGACCTATTATGGCGTTGTACGCTTACAGAATTTAATTGCACGACCTGGATTTATATTTTTAAACAAACAATCCAATGTTAGCTATATCACTGTTTATCCCGCTCCGGATCAACCCTATCTTTGCACATTGCAAGCAAAAGTAATGATTGATTCTTTAGAGGCAGATCAAGATATTAGCGAATTACCACCGTTTTATTATTCATTCTTAAAATATGCGTTAGCAAGAAAATTCCTGGCATATTATCCATCGGGAAATTGGCCGCAAACGAATGAAGATGAATATCAGCGCGTCTTTAATGACTTGAAGAATGCGAATGAAACGGACTTAACCATACGGCCCAGTGTTGTGCTTAATTCTCCGCAGCCATTCTACTGGCCAAATATTTTGGCTTACTAATGACTAAACAGGTTGATTATGACATTGTTGGCGGTTACAACAATCAGCGCGTAACAAATATTGACGCTGAGCGCACAATCAATTTGTTCGTTTATATCGATCCATTGGGCAAGAAAAAGAAAAACCTATTATCGACCAGTGGGATCAGCAGTGAAATAAATAACAATTTGCCCGTTGTTTTCCCTAGCGCAGCACCTACCGATGGATTTCGTCAGCAATTCGTATTTAATGGATTCACTTATCAAGTCATTGGTCCGAATGTTTATAAATATGATGCAGCCTATGCCGTCACACAAATAAATACGTCTCCGCTTACAACAACTGTGGGTTATGTCGCAATCGACGCCAATACATTTCAGTTAATTTTTACCGACGGCCAACACGGATATATTTACGATACATCCTCACTGCATTGGGCACAAATTACTGATCCCGCATTCCCCGCTCAACCATTAGATGCTTGCTTCTTGGATGGATTTTTCATCGTGATTAATGGTGGAACAAATCAATTCCAATTGTCGTCATTGAATCAAGGATTAATTTGGGGCCCTGATTTTTTAACAGGAACTGGAAATACATTTACTGCGACAATTGCTACTTCAAATATAGTATTAACGTCTGGAAGCACTGTAAATTATCAAGTAGGAACACCTGTTGTATTTACGGGTCTTGGATTGCCAGGCGGCTTAACCGCTGGAACGACATATTATGTCAGCAGTATTGTAAGCCCTTCGCCGCCAACAATTACGGTATCGGCGACAAATGGCGGAACAGCAATTGTATTTTCTAGTAGTTCAACCGGAACCCCCACATTAACAAATGCTGGTCAATTACAATTAGGCGAAGTCACAACCCATCCTGGAACATTGGTCGCGTGCAAAACGCTGCATCGACGATTATTTTTATTTTCGCAGAATTTTACCGAAGTTTGGGAAAATGCAGGAATGGGAACCACATTGCCATTTCGCCGCAATAATACTCTTTTGATGGAATATGGTTGTGCTGCAACTGCGAGTGTTCGCGTTGGATTTGACAGAATGTTTTTCTTATCTCAAGACAAAGATGGTTTGGGATCAGTAATGATGGTTGCCGGTACCGAATCAATTCCTGTCAGTCCGCGTTCGCTCATTAATCAATTTGCTACTTATGCGGCAACACCTGGTGTTGGCGTGGCGGATGGTGTCGGTGTGTTATTGCAGGAAAATGGACTTATTTTTTATCGGTTGAATTTCACTGCGGCCAATGACACCTACGTCTATAACGTGACGATGAGCAATCCCCAACAAGGAGAGCTCTACTGGCACGAAGAACAAACACTGGCGGGTGGACGTCATGTCGCGCAAGTTCACGCCTTCTTCAACGGAATTAATTATTACGGTGCTTACAATTCACCGACACTTTATATTGTGAATAGTTCCTACGTTACAAATGATGGGACTGCCATTCAAAGAATTAGAATTACCCGAGCATTTGCGCCAGAAGGTTATCAACGAATTCGCATTGATCGCATGCATGTGGACTTGGTCCAAGGTATGGTTGATATGATTGGCGAGGACACGACTGAAAATAATTCACCGATTGTTTATATGTCCATTTCTAAGGACGGTGGTGTGAGTTATGGAAATCGATTATTAGCCAATATGGGTATGGTGGGTGAAAGAACTTTCAGAACGGTTTGGCGAAAATTAGGAACGATTCCTCGAGGCCAAGCCTTCGTTGCGAAATTTGAATTTTACAATCAGGTCCCCTTCACTATTTTAGGGGCGGCATGGGCAATTGAAGTGATGCCGGAGTAATCATGTCGACTGATATTGATGGACCGCCAGTTTATGAACCCATCACTAAAGAAGATAAAGATCATTTGAGCGAGGTGTGGGCAGATTACATGGCCACGATGATTCAAACGATTCAAACGTATTTAGGAAGCACAGGGATATTCCTTCCTCAATTAACGACGGCGCAGAGAGAGGCAATTCAGTCGCCGCAGAATGGGCAAGTAATATATAATACAACCATTCCCTCCGCGCAGTATTTTAGCGCCGGAACATGGATTAGTTTTTAGGAGGCAAAGGATATGCCTGATTCAAATATGTTTTCAATGGGCGGTGGCGGGCCATCCATGGGTGGACTTCAACAATTTCTAGGCGGAATGTTTGGAAATAGTGGTTCTCCATTCGGTGCTGGCATGGATCAACTCCAGCATTATTTTGGACAAGCCCAACAGTACCAAAATCCATTTTTCCAAGCGGGGCAAGGTGCGATTGCGCCTTATCAACACATGCTTGGCCAAATGTCTAATCCTCAAGATTTTTACAGAAATATTATGGGCGGCTATCAGCAATCCCCCGCCGCTCAATATCAGCAACAACAAGGTATGCGCGCAGCCCAGAACATGGGATCAGCCAGCGGGTTAACGGGTAGCTCTCCCCTGATGCAGCAAGCCCAGCAAAATGCGCAAAACATTTCTTCCCAAGATATGCAAAATTACTTTAACAACATCATGGGAATTCAGGGTGGCGCGATGCAAGGTTATGGGAATCTGATGGGAATGGGTCAGAATTCGGCGAATAGCATGTCAAATCTCTTGTCGCAATTAGGAGGCGGCATGGCCAATGGCGCCTATGGTCAACAGGCAGGACAAAATCAAGACCAAAGCAATATGTTGGGTGGTCTTCTTCATATGTTTGGCGGTGGAATATTTGGGTAGGTGAATCATGGCATTTGAAGGTGTGTTACCTAAAACAGTTTATGATGTAGGGCCAGGTGGCTCCTTGGTGACAGGCGCACAAGGCGTTAATGCATTAACACGCCAAAATCTTGAAAATCGATTCTATGCGCCATTAGCTCAAGCACAAGTTGCCCAACAACAAGCCCAAGCAGCCGTCGCGCCTGCTGCCGCACTAGCTCCTCTTGCCACCAATCCTATGATTTGGGCGGCATTAGCCAAAGATCCGCAGCAACAACAGAACATGATCAACTTATTAACCAATGCTTCTTCTCAGGCTATGAATAACCTGGGTCGCATGGGTCAAGGCGGCCAAATGCAATCTAATCAAGGCAATATGCCTGTTGGGTTGCAGCAGCTAATGAGTTTGTTTGGCGGCGGAGGATCGTCTCCTCAGCAAAATCAAATGAATGCGCCCATGGGAATGCCCATGGGTGGAAATGATCAAGGCCAGGGTGCAAGCCCACATTATGCTATTAATGATCCAGCCACGAGCCAAGGAAGTGGAACACCGCTTGTGCCTTCATCTGGTCCTGGTGGCTTAATGTCCGGCGTCACAGGAAACATGACAGCCCGATATCAGACACAGCCTTATGAAGCTGGGAAATTAGTTTCAACTTCGCCAGGCCAAGTTACATCTGTTCCTAGTAGCAGTACCGTTACCGCTGGCCAACAAGCCCTTTTAGCTGCTAAGCGAGCTGAGCCGCAATTACAAAGATTGGCTAATGAATGGGAACCTTTCATGAATTTGAAAGGGATGGGGCATATGGTTGGCCAAAGTCTAGGAAATCTTGTCACTGATCCGGACACACGAAAAACCTGGGGATGGTCCAATGATCTTCCAAGTAAATATGCGGCTGCCAAAGCAGAAACAGAGACCGCCCCAGAAGCATTGCTTAAGGCGTACGGGTTAAGAGCCACCAATGAATCGTTAGATCGCTTACAGCGAGCCATTGAGCCTATGTATGGAGAAAATACGGAAGGCTATAAAACTCGCATCAAGAATTTGCTTGAGCATATACGCACAGAGCAGGAAGAACCTACGAAACAAGCTCTTGCTCAAGGTTACAACGTAAGCGGAGGTGTTCCTTCAGGAACTTCATCCGGTCAGCCAGAGGGCGAAATTCAAGCCACCAGAGATATTGGCAATAAGCATTATGTTCAAATCAATAATGAATGGCATGAGCAAAAATAGAGGATAAAATGCTAGAAAGAGTAACTGATCCTAACATTTTAGCGCAACTGAACCAAAGTCAGCCACAATATGAACGCGTGACTGATCCTGCTATTTTGGCTCAACTAAATGGACAGCCAAATCCTTCTTCCATCCCAGGGATGCAAAATGTAGCCAGTCCTGCTGGGAAAACAAGTCTTGGGGATACTCTCCATGGATTAAACCAAGCGGGTCGTGCTGTTGGCGCAAGCTATCTGAACCTTGGGCAAGGATTATTGAATTTTCCAGGAAATGTTGTTAATCAACTTGGGCAACATGGATTTATTAGCCCCCAAACAACTCAAAAGCTACAAGGATACTTTCCAACAAATCCTCAAGATTTCAATCAGCAGATGGGAGTCGAGCCAACCCTTCAAAATAAATTGCTTGGCGGAATGACCCAATATGCTCCTTATTTGACAGGCGCAAATGCAATAGCTGGGGCTGGCGCGCCTGTATTAGAAAGAATGGCGGCGCAAGGTTTGGGTGGGATGGGATATGGTGCCACTCAAAATGCTAATCCAGTTCAAGGTGCGAACCAGGGCATTCTCGCTGCACCTCTAGAAGGAGCAACATCAGCGGCTCGATCTGCATTAACCCCAATTGCTTCAGGAGTCAGGAATTTAATGTCTCGATTTGCATTTCCTGCTATGTCTGATGCGGTCAATCAATTATCTAATTTTGGATCTAATATTTCTAATAAAGCGGCATTTTTGATGGCAAAGGAAAATCATGATCAAAATTATTTGCCGCAAGAAGATACGTTGTGGAAAAAGTTAGATCAATATAAAACACAAGCCGATCAAATTCCGAATGCTGTATTTGATAACACAAAGCATCAGCACAACATGGAACAACATTTCAATGATGTTGACGAGAATTTAAAACACAATCCTGATTCAATACAAAATCAAGACGCCCAGAAATTAGCATATAATTCTTGGAATGCGCCTACGTCAACATTCACTGATGCCATAAATCATAATAAAGTGTTGAATTCATCCTATCGAGATGCCATAACGCCAGGGTCAACCATTCCATTGTCATCAGTTAAATATGCAATTAAAAGCATAAAAGGAACATTGACTGATAATTTACAGGATTTAAAAAACAGCGATGATCCGAATGTTTCTCATTTTGCTACGAATTTTGAAAATACAATAAATCAAGCAAATGAATCAACAGCCAATAGGAATAAACTATTTCATGAAGTTACAACGCCATCAGGTGATTCTGGTAAAAGCACTTTCTCAAACATAAATTCGAATATGCGATCATTCACGAACCAAGATGGATCAATAAGTGATTCGGTAGGTAATTTTGTAAATGACTATATTCCTTCTTCCAAGAATGATGGGATAGGGAAAATGCAACAATTTTCGCAAATGGTTGGTGATTCGGACTACGCGAAAAGTGTTTTGAAGAAAAATATATTCAATAATCAATACGAACCTAAATCATTTTTGGATCAATATGATAAATTGAGCAAACAACAACAAGAATTTTTGTTTTCTTCTGGTGAAAATGATCAAATTAGAGCAATGCAGAAAATGATAAAGAACAATCCCAATGTTCTCTCGACTTCAGCCTTTCAAAAAATGGTCACTCATGCTATTCCATTTTTGCTGACGGGCTTAGCTGCTCATGGTGCAGCAAAAGAAGGAGGAAATGTTTTGACCGGAGAAATTCTTCCGCCCCTTATTGAAGCCGGAACGGCACTAGCTTTAGCAAAGCCGGCCGGTTCTGTATTGAAATCTAAATATGCATTTGGATCAAGACCTGTTCAACAGCATTATATTAACTCATTGATGAATCCAAATGGGCAAACATTTGGTGGAATGTTGGGACAATCGATTAATCCCTTGGCACAAGGCGCTATAATGCCAGGAAGAAATAGGAAACAAGGATAGTTTATGACAATTACAGTGGCCTTAGGCTCAAATCCAATGTGGTATATCGCTGATCTGGTCGGAAGACCTCTTGGCGGCGGGACAATATCATTTTTCAGCAGTCTTGACCCATCACTTGAAAAGTTAGTCTATATGGATGCGGCGGCAACGACTCAATATCCAATTTATTTCAGAAGCGATTCAACTATTTTGGGTGGAGATTTTTATTACATAATAGTTCGCGATTCAAGTGGTAATACTGTTTGGGAAATAAATCAATTTTTCCCAAATGGAACTGGGAGCGGAGGCGGCGGGGCAACGAATTTAAATTTCACGAATTTAATCGTTAACAATACTTTCATCAACAATCTCGGAACATCAGTTTCAGGATTGCCGATGTACACTAAGGTAGCTCCAGGTGCTCATGATGCCTTGGCATTATCCCCAACAACTTACGGAACGATTTATTCGCCCGATATTTATTTCTCAAAAGATTTCGTGGGCGCAACCGATCAAATCACTTTTAATCAATTCTTATATGGTGATACATCATTAAATTTGACAGATACAACGCCACAGTACTATGCGACTTATGTTTCAAATTTGGTAGTAGGAGAGAATTTTAAAGATTTTATTTTTCCAATTTCAGCCGCAGTTAAGAATCTTGAAGGGAAAATATTAAATACTTCTATTTGGGTTCAAACAATAACGGGCGCATCTGCAATCACTTTAAAATTTCTACAATATTTTGGATCTGGGCCCGGCGCATCGCCACCAGTTTATACGACTATTGGATCTCCAGCAGTGACTGGATCATGGGCAAAATATTCAAATTCATTTACCGTTCCCAGCTTGGCTGGAAAAGTACCGGGTCCTTGTGGCGATAGTTTCATTGCATTAGTAGTAAGCATGCCTACTGGCGCTGCGTGCAGCATTAATTTCACAAAGGCATCGCTGTATTTAGGTGGATTGCCATTAAATGATTATCTGACAAATGATCAAATTAATGCGACAGTACAAAATCCACGAACTGGTGATATTAGAACATCGCTGAATGATTTCGCCCCTTTTGGCTGGGTACCGATGAATGATGGAACCATTGGAAGTCCAACTTCCAATGCAACCACGCGCGCCGCATTAGATACTTTTCCGCTGTATCAATTAATTTGGAATCAGACGAACCCTAATCCAACGTTTGCACCGATTTATGATAATACGGGCGCCCCATCCACGCGTACCGATCCTATTACCGATTACAGCGCAAACAAGCAATTATCGCTGACCAGAACATTGGGTCGTGTCATGGCTGGAACGGCAAATCCACCTGTTATCAGAACTTATGTGGCAACATCACCGAATATTTTGACGTTAGCTCCGAATGATAATACGTATTTTACAGGAACACCGATCGTGTTATCCGGTGGAACGCCACCCGCAGGATTGGTGAATGGTACAACTTATTATGTGATCCGTTTGACGCCAGCAAATACCATTAGCTTGGCAACAACCGCTGAAAACGCCATTGCCAATGTTCCCATTGCTTTCCCAGGATCAGGAAGTGGAACTATTACGTTGCCTGCGCATGCCATTGGAGCTTATTTAGGTGGAACAGATGCTGTATTGCCACTGCATTCACATACTGCGCATACAGTAGCGCCGAATATCGTATCTCAGATATTACCTCCTGGAGGTATTTACACACAAAATCCAGGATCTGGAACTGTTGAACCCAATACCGTTATTGTTGATCCAGCAGGCGTGAGCGCTGTAAATCAGAATTTTCAGCCTACCGTGTTCTACAATATTTTTGTTAAACTATGACAAAGGATTTTTTAATTTAAGGAGAAAGTTATGGCTTTATTAAGCGATTATGTTTATCCCTCCACGTTAACGCCCGTTCGTGTTGTACAAAACACTAACCTTGCAGGCGTTTACTTCCAACCGATTCAAGGCAATGGCGCCGGCGCAACCTATACAAACAATGGTTCTTTGGTTGCATTGGTTATTGATGGCGTGACATTGAACTTGGGCGATGCCGTCTGTCTTGCTGGCCAAACAGCCGCAGCACAAAATGGTGTTTATGAATTAACGACCGTAGGTTCTACAACAGTTGCCTGGGTATTAACACGCCGTGCAGACATGCAAAGTGGCCAACAATTACGTGGCGGCATGCATTTCCCTATTGGCGCAGGCACGACCTATGCTGGATCGATCATTACTTTGGTTGAACCATTGCCGTTCTATTTTGGTATCGACAGCGTTAATTTCCGTAAGTCCGGAACAGCAGCCACTGTTTAATGGCAATTTTAATCCCGCGTTTACATGATGTGAACGCGGATTTAATGAAAAGGATTTTATATGGCTTTAATACCTACTACTGCATCGTTTCCATTAGATCCTAATAATTTCACGGGACCCGTTCGAGAATTAGCGGGTATCGTACGCACCGGCGCACCGGCATTTGGTGTGCCTTATGGCGAATTTGCTCGGTGGATTTACGTGGGCGGCGCAGGTGGCGACTTGTCCTATGTTAAATGGGATGGAACCACTGAAACATTGGCCGGAATGTCAGGCGGATTTTGGCACCCAATTCACTCCGTCATGATTAATAGCGCAGGAACAACCATACCTATTGGTTCGCTGCGATGGGGTAGCTAATGCCAACATATTTGGGAAATCTCGTTTTATTGATTTACGGAATATTCGGGGCAGGTTCTGCGCCTCCTGAAACATATTTTCGAATCACAGATGATGCTATCCCAGATATCCGCGAAACCGATTCAGGGGATTTGCGCATAACCGATTAATTAAGGAGCCAAGGAATGGCTGATAAACGAATTGTAGATTTAACCCCCCTGGTGACGCAGGCTCCCACTGATATTTATGAAGTTTCAGCCAATGGCGCAGGAAGCTTTAAAGAAACCCGCTTACAAATGGCAAGTTATATTATTGCCCAAGGCATTCCTTTCACTGCCAAAGGTGACTTGCTAACTTCTAATGGGACTTCGAATGTAGTTCTGCCACCTGGCACCGATGGAGAGGTTCTTGAATCCAACAGCACAGCGGCCGATGGAATTGATTGGACGCCTAATTTAAAAGACGCCGCATTAAATCCGTCAGTGGCTTTCCAGGCGCGCACATTGCTAACCTCATCTGGTAATATTTCATTGAACTGGGGGAATTTTACGGCGGTAGCGCCAGGAACTAGTGGAAACCCTTCTATCAATTGGAATGCTCGAATTCTTTATGATGGTGTTGCTTTAAGCTTTGCTCCATCGGTCGCTTGGGGATTGCGAATCCTCTATGATCCATCCACGGTAGTTTCTTTGTCTTGGATAAGTAGACAGCTAATCGATTCATCCGCTCTGCTTTCGATGGATTGGCAAAATCGCTATTTATATGCAAATGATGGTAGCACTATCGTTTTGGATTATTCACAGACTGAAGCAGTCAGGATTGGCAGTGCAGCAGGAATTTCCTCGGCAACAGGCGCTGTTGCCATTGGTTTTGAAGCAGGCAATACATCGCAAAGTTCCAATGGTATCGCAATTGGTACAGCTTCTGGTCTCACTAGCCAAGGAACGAACGCCATTGCAATTGGTGTTAATGCTGGAAATGCAAATCAATCGGGTAGCGCGGTGGCATTGGGTCTTGCGGCTGGAGCGACCGGTCAAGGAGCGGATGCAGTTGCGGTGGGGGTATCTGCCGGAGCTAATAATCAAGGTGAAAACTCTGTTGCGATAGGCACAGGGGCTGGAGCGACGAGCCAAGGTGCAAACGCTGTTGCAATTGGCAATGTGGCAGCCGGCAGTAATCAACCAGCAAATACAGTAGCCATTGGGGGCAGCGCATCATTGACAGGCGCAGGCTCAACGGTTCTGGGTTACAACGCTCGTGATAATGGCTTTACTAATTCAATTGCATTAGGCAGCGGCGCAACCAATACCGCCAATAATCAGGCTATCCTGCCAGCCGGCGTAACCTGGGATGCCTCTTCACTACCACCGGCGGGAAGGATTCCATTTAGTTCTATTTCAACGATTGGCCCAACCCAAATGGTCTCTGATAATGGTTATGTCACAAATGTAACCTCACCCAGTGCGGCTGTCTTGATATTACCTATTGCGCCTGCTTTGGGAGATATTGTCATGGTTCAAGGCTATGGTGCTGCGGGTTGGCAAATTAATGTGGGCACCGCTTCCATGTTACGAATTGGAAGTTCGCTGGCAACTTCTAATATCGCATCTTCTAATCAATGGGATGAAGTTGTTTTACGTTGCGTGAGCGCGGCAAGCGGCGGCCAATGGAAAGGAGAAAGCGTCATTGGGAACATCACCATTAATTAAAGGAATAGATTCATGACAACGAATAATTCAATCAATAATCAAATTCCTAATAGTTTAGATGGGAATCTGCGTCAATTATATGATGCCTCAGCGATTAAATCTGACGATTGGAATTTACGACAACTTTATGCGACCGATGGCACCACCGTTAATATTGATTATAGCAGTCCATCAGGGGCTAAATTAAATGGTGTAACGACTACTGGCACTCCAACAGTAGGTCAAGTAGCGGCTGCAACATCAGCAACAACGGCTGTTTGGACAAATGTTAATACTTTGATTACATCGGTTTCATCGGAAGAAGTTTTTGTAAGTTTAATGGGTTCGGATACAACAGGAACAGGAACCATAAACAATCCTTGGGCGACCGTAGCGCATGCTCAGGCTAGCATTACTCCCACGGTAACAACTCGATATACGATTTGGATGTTACCTGGTTTTTATTCGGAAAATATTTCATTAGCCGCTAACGTGTTCATTGGATCTTCGTCCCCTGTTCAAACAAGATTGCTAGGCACGATCGATATCAATAATGCAAGTTGGAATGTTAATGCAGATAATCGATCCGGATTTTTTAATATTGAATTAAGGGGAGCAATATCATTCGATTGCTCAACTCAAGCTAATAATATACAAGGCAAAACATATTGTTGGAATACACGCTTTAGCAATGCTCCGGTGTGCAAGGCGCAAAATTCGGTTAATGAATTCATTTTTCAAGAATGTTATTTTTTCAGCGGCATAACCTCCGAAGGTGGAAGCACACAAGCTGCCAATTGCTACAATGCCGGAGGAACTTATTCTGTTCATTCTTCGACAATAGGAACAGGTGTCGGCGGCGATTTCGAGATAGTCGGCGGTGCTAATGATGGTAATTATAGTTGTACTTGGGTAGCTAATGATCCTGCGACAATGGAAATTGAAGGGGTAGGTTTTACAGCCACGACAACGATTACAAATACTTCATCGAACCCTGTTAATTCTACAATCACGGTCAATAGAGCAAGCTTGCCGGATAACACAAAGATTACTAATACAGGAACGATATTGGTTATAGGCGGCATGAATGCTGGCGTGAGCCGTTCTTATGTCTCACGCAATTCGCCTGCGTTTAATACATCTTATACGCCCAGCACTACCAATGACTCATTTGTTAATGTAATTTTTAGTTATACAAATATCGCCACGCAAACATCGGCTATTTCAGTTACCATTAACTCTGTGACGGTATTGAAATTTAGCAGCACGGATGTGGTAGCGGCAAACCAAGGTTCATTTTCCTTTGTAGTACCTGTTGGACAATCCTACCAGCTTGTTAATTCAGGATCAGGTAGTCAAACATTGAATACAATTTATGAATTACTTTTATAGGAGATCCATATGCCAGTTTTATCATTAGTCCCCGTTGCAGTTGGCCAATGTGGCGTTAATCCACTTTCTTTTAAAATGACGACGCGCGACTCTTTGGCGACTGTTACGACAGCCGGTTACTTAGTGCAAGGTGTTTGCGGGCAATTTTTATCGCCTAATTCAGTGATTGAAACAATTTATCTTTATGGAAGCGCTGGCGCGACCACTATCTTTTTATCGGTTGCGATCGATCAAAATGGCGTGATTACGCTGTCTTCTCAAGCTATCGAAGGATTGGGGCAAGCGGCAGCAAAAGCGGTTTCCAATAATGCATTGCCTTCTGTGGCATCCGTTAACGGAGCAACGACTGTCGGTGGAGTAGCGACATTTTCAGATACTGCCGGAACCGTTGGCCAAAGCCCTGCGGCATTTAGAGCACAAGTTGCAACATATGCGGGTGGCTCTGCTTCCTTTAGCATTACAGATGCTAATGTGGTTGTAGGCGATGTGGTAAATGTTACATTTGCAACGCAAGCGAATCCAGCCAGTATTTTAAGAGCTGTTGCAGCGGCAGGTTCTATTACGATTGTGGCAAGTGCTGATCCAGGCGCGTCAACCGTTAATTACATGGCTGTAAAAGCGCAATAATTATTGATTTATGGCTTAGATATTCTATACTTCGCGAGATATTAATTTAATCCGGAGTATAGAATGGCTTATCGTAAAAGTAGTCCAAATGATTTTACAAGAATTCATGAAATGCATGCAAAGCACCATGAAAAGTTGATGAATCATCACCAAAAAATGGCTACAAAAGGCAGTAAAATGGTGGAATTAAAGGAAGAACATAAATCCGCACCTAAAAAACGCGGCCGACCACCGAAGAATGAAAGTAAATCTGAATATTAATTATTGGGGCGCTTAGGCGCCCTTTTCATGGAGGAAGTTATGCCGCTCGTCAAAGGAAAGAAAGCTAGCACCAAGAAAGGTTTTTCAGAAAATGTGAAGCGTGAAGTTAAGGAAAAAAAGCCAGTTAAGCAAGCGGTCGCCATTGCATACTCTGAAGCCCGTGAAGGAAAAAAGAAGGCTGCCAAGAAAAAATAGTTAGTGAGTCTTTTCGAGGGGCATCTTTTTGGGTTTTAGCTTGTTGGCTTCTATGCCGTGAACCTTTTCACAGTATTTAACAAATGGAACCAGGATCATAAGCTCAAGCCCTGAAATGGTGCCTTCGATAGGTGCCGTGACTTGGCTTAACAGTGGAATTTCATAGGTTCCCAATATCTCGATAATCTCCTCCAGATCCATGTCCCATTTGTCCTGCAGCATTCCCAAGGTATAATGGTTAAGGTCTTTAAAGGTCGTCATATCCGGCAATTGCATGGTATTTCCTTATGTTTCGTGTGGAACATTGAATTTGTATTACCAAAAGTTCAGAAAGAACACACCTGCTCATTCAGTTGCATCGCTCACCTTTAATAATTCTGGGTTTTCGTGGATGTTTCCAATCACTTCGACTGATTCGTAATTAAGCCATCCTAATGCGTTCTCTAAATTATTCGGTTCTCGCAAATTCCAGCGGCCTTGGTCACTGCAATAATGCACTAGACCCGTATATTTATGATGATATTGAATAATATCTCCTTCATAAATCTCGACACCGTTTTTATCGAGGAGGCCTGTGAATTGTATTAAAACCCAATTTTCATTTTTCCAGGAATGCCACTCTCTGGCCGGTTCACTTTTATTTATGTTGCCTATAGATGTGACTGTGAACTGATTAAACCATACGCTTTTACCATCCCAGGCTCTAAACTTGATCGGTCGATTCATTGTCATTATTCCTAATCGTTTGAGAGAGTGACTTTGCCTTTGAAAGGTTTGAATGTTGGCATAAACCAACTTTCACTATAATCGCCAATATTGCTGCTTGCCCAATCATTTAATGCGATTCCCTTCTCATATGCGTGAAATAGTACAATTCGCCCATTTTTTGATATCATCAGACACGGAAACTTCACTTCTTCTTTGTCGCTGGGTTCTGTAATTTCGATTTTCATTCTTCACCTTTTATTTCGTTTAATAAGTTTTGTAATTCTAATTTTATAGAGAATGCGATTGCATAAGCTTGGTTGCTTGTTCCTTCGTCTATTCGAATCATATTCATTTCAACATTATATAATTGAATTTTATCTTCGATCAGGCGCATTATTTTATTTATATTCATAAAGAGAGTCCAATTGTTGCTTAATTTTTAAGGTAGATTCGACGATCCATTTTATTTCATTGAAGGGTGAATCACTATCGTCTAAGATCTGTTTTATTTGTAAAAATGCGCGCCAATAACCGCGAATATAATCTTCAGAAGCGCATGTAATGTTGCTCATTCTTCACCTAATCATCTGAATAAATTTTTCGAGAATGTCTCTTGGGACGCGAATTTCTTTATTAACCTGCGCCCCAACCTCACTTTGGCCAGAATATCTTATTAGAATATTTTCATTTCCACGATAAACTAATTGAATGTTATATTCCTTATTATCTATCAATAATTCATATAATTCGATATTCATTCTTCACCTTTAAATTCTTTTAATGATTCCATGATGATGTATTCCCATGTTTTTTTGATTTTACGGAATACAAGAGGATTTTCCTCTTTAATTTCATTCATTATATGCTTGATTCCGCGTCGGTCTTGGCAATCAGTCATAATAGCTTCTGCTGCCAATTGGCCGAAATTTTTATATTTTTTTCTTGAAAATTCTTTTGTTATTGAAATTGAATGTAAAGCTGATTTTTTCGTCATTATTCACCTATCCCTTTCTGTTTCAATACCTTTCCACATTTAAAACAAATACTCTGCCAATAGCCATCTTTTCTAATAGGCGATCCAGGATAATACAGGGGGCTGAGTATCGTCGGCCATAAATTGGCGGCCACTATTACAGCAGGAGTCGAACCTGCATCCAGGAGCCTTCAGCTAACCCTCCCTCTCTTCCAATGGGCGGCGTAGCCCTTGAGTTATGTAATAGTCGGCCATTAAATGGCGGCAGCAGCGTCACGCGCAGTGACTTAGCCTTGTGATGTATTCCGAATCACCCGATTCAAGGTTACGTAGGCGACTGCTGCCATAAACTTTTATTACCAAGGAAGAGGGTCGTTTAATTCACCTATTTTATCTTTAGGCGCTGATTCTTTCATGGATGAATAATCTTGCACTGCATTTTTTGGCCCGTAAATTTTATTTTTATCTTCTTGTATGAAGAGCTTGGCAATGCCGCTTCTTCCGATGGCTTTGGCTGGATTAATTGTTCCGGACATGTAGTCATCTTCCATGCCGACAGCCACAAAGAAATGGCGAAGTTTAAAAGCGACTGATTCCATTAAATAATCAAATATTAAATGTTCGCGGCCGTTATCATCCTTGATTGAGAGCTGAACTTCAATCATGGGATTGCCGGACTTTGATATTTTTTGCTGACAAGCTTTGACTACAAAAGGATAATCCCCTTTTGGCAATAGTCTTGATGTCATAACTTCTTCTTCAGTTAAAGCTTTAGATAAATTAAACATAGTTCCCCTTACATGTGAATGTCTTCGTTAAAATATTTTTCCATGGCGTCTTTTACAATCGCCAAATCATTATCGATAAATCGATCTTTGAACATGCCCATCGGGCTCTTTGCAAGGTAGGTGCCATTGTCTTGGGTCAGGAATTTATAATTTCCTTCAACAATGACGGCATGCATTACACAGGTCACCATGCCTTCCAAAATCACCTTATTGGACAGCACTTTTCCAATCGTCTTGCATTTTACCCGACCGAGCTCGTCTGTTTCAGAGTGAGCGATGACAAAGCAATTTAAATCAGCACGCGTGGCATTAAGATTTTGGATAATTTCCCAGGCGTTTTTTGCCATCTCACTGTACTTATCGAACCCGCGCTCGCTGGAGCGATTCATATATTCATTTGTCATGAGATACGAAAAATCATCAATCACGAGATTTTTGATTTCCGGTCGCTTAGCATCTACAAACCGAATAGCTTTTAGTACGCGGTCATTGTCATCGGTAGAAAATAGATTTCCGGTCGTTCTGTCCTCTGATAATTTGGTGTAAACCTTACTAGCTCCGCGAAATGGGAAGGGCTTGCCCAGTACATTTAGAATAAAAGTTTCCTCTGGCTTCAAATTTCGAAGTGATGTCGATTTGCCTGCGCCGCTTTCACCAATCACCAATACTGTATTACTCATGCGAACCTCACAAAGAAGAGGACTTCACAGCTAACCAAAATAGCGAAAACGCCGGCATAAAAGATGGCTGCATCAATAATTTGTTTCTTCGCATCATTCATTGTCATACGTGATTTCATGGGTTTTATCTCCATTCGGTTGTACCACTGTCGGGATCAATCGTCGCTCTAAAACCTGCCGCACTCATGGCATCTTGATGACAGGCTTTAAGACGGTCTTCCAGCACCTTTTTGAGGCGTGGGGTATAGTAATCCGCAATCAACATGGCCGCATCATCTAAATATTGGCGATCATAGGTCTTGTAGA